CCGCAATCATAACACCGTTTACGAGACTCAGGAGTAGCGCCACCATAGTTACCGCTACCGCATCCAGGGCACCGTTCAGCGGTAGGGCGCACTTGTTGACTAGGCGGGTATTGCGGTTGTTGAGGCTGTACGTATGTAGCAGGTTGGGGTTGTGCCAAAGGAACCTGTGGCATAACTGGACGAGCTTCGGGTGCTCCTATTTTACGGGACCACCAGTCTGCGTTACTCATAGAATAACCCTTCTATATCTTTGTTTTCAGATGCTATTGCTGTTATCTCAATAATACCTAAAGCAGATGCAATTGAAAAAGCGCCAATGATTGAAGACATCGCTATAGAATAATAAAGAGTATTAAGTAACTCTATAGAATCGTCATCAGCAGCTAGCTCTTGACCTTGCTCATCTGCAGCTTTTACTGCAATAGTAGACAAAGTATTAGAAGCTATCTCCGCCATAGTTTCAATAAATGGCGTAATAGACCTTAATACTAAAAGGCGATTATCACTATCTTCAAGTTCTTTAGTAACGCCCTCGTCACTAATAGGGCTTAACCCTATTAAGCTGTCAATGCGGTCTTCTCCATAACCAATGTCATGTACAAACCAGCGAACCATAGTACTAAGCGGAACATCGTGATGTTGAATTTCATATTCAGGTTTCCTATTACGACGAAAAAATCCCATTATTTTGCCTCTCCCCAACGTTGCACAACTTTAATATCCGCTATTAATGGGATTGGAAGTAAATCAATACCTTCCATAGATTCACGAATGGCCTCAATAGTTTCATCTACAAATGCGTCTGGAGCTAGCGTAACCAATTCATCGTGCACTGTAAGAATCAACTTAGCCTCCTTTGGTAGCCGCTCGTAGGCCCTAATCATAGCAAGTTTAATGATGTCCGCCGCACTGCCTTGAATACGCGTGTTGAACGCTTGACGCTCAGAACTAGCCCTAAACTTCATCACCTTGGAGTTAATATCAGGTAGATAGCGGCGGCGGCCCATGATGGTTGTTACGTACCCTTTTTTGCGAGACACCCCAACTACTGTCTGTTTGTACTTAGATATAGAAGGGAACTTATCAGCAAACGCATTTAACAACGCTTTAGCCTCTGGAACAGAGCAACCAATCTGACTTGAAATCTTATCTGGACCTACGCCATAGGCCATAGCGAGAACAAGCACCTTACCTGCTTTTCTGTTTACCCCCATAGTATTACCTACGGTTGTATAGATATCCCCACCGTTAAGGTAGTTGTCCACCATAATAGGGTCTTTAGACATAGCGGCAATGACGCGAGGCTCAATTTGTGAGTAATCAGCTACAACTAATTTGTGACCCTCTGGGGCAATAAATAAGTTACGAATCATACGGCCATACTGTTTATCTTCCGGAACTTTATCAGGATCTTCAGGAGCAGGGATGTTTTGCAAGTTAGGGTTACGACTAGAAAACCGACCTGTCTCAGCACCCCATTGAATAAAATCTGCGTACAGTTTACCGTTGACCAACATACTCTCACGGGTTTCAATCTTAGACTTACCATTAACAGTTTTTACTACATCACCGCCAAGATAAGGAACTACATAAGTAGTCTGCATCTTGTTAAGATCTGCATAAGTTAATAAAGCATCTACAAACTCATCTTTAGACCTAAGCTCTTCGAGCGCGGCTGAATTAATAGAATAATCTTTATGGGTAAGCGCGTCGACTCCTTTTTCAATAGCACGCTTTTGACCAGACCCTGTTAACTGGCTTACCTTTAAGCCGCGGCATCCTTCTTCTTTTGGACCGTAAAGAAGGTACTGCTTCTCACTGTTAGAGTTCATGTTAAACACTTGTCCTACAACGCTATAAGCGTGAGTCTTAGCAACCTCAATCTCTTTATCTAAAGTTATATTGAGCTCTTGTAAAGACTCGGTATCAATATAAGTGCCTTCTAGTTTCATATGGCACAAGACCTCAAGGACATCCATTTCAAGCTTCATAACGCGAACAACATCTGACTCTTCTAATTTACCTACAAGTACTTTCCATAGTAAAAATGTGTATTTAGCATCAAGGTAGGCATACTTTGCGACTTCATCAAAAGAATAGTTTTCAACTTTATGCCCAATACCTTTTTGCATGCTGAACCCAAACTCACGTTGTAAACAGTCATCAAGGCCAAGCTTTCCGCGGTTCTTATTGTCATATAAAAAAGAAGCCATCAACGTATCAAAATATGGTTGAGAAGGCGGAGTATTGTTATAGTACTTAGCAACAGAACTTAAATCAAAACCTAAGTTGTGACCAATCTTAAGAATAGTTGGGTGAAACATTAAAGGCTTAATAGCCTCAAAAACCTCTGCTGGAAACAATTGCTCTGGTCCTGGGGTAAAGACTTTAGTAGCTTTTTTATCATCTGCGGAATAATCGGTATCTCTAATAGCAAGACCAGCATCTATTCGTTTTTGACCCACACCAGTAAGTGGTCTAATTAATTCTACAAAATCGCCATTAGGATGTCCCATAGGAACTACATCTCCACGACCATGAGTAGCAAAAGATATCCACAGCACCTCGTTAACCGCAGGCGTTCCGCGGTGAGTTCCTACTGTTTCTACGTCAAAAGCAAATGCGTCTTGACTTAAGTAATAAGTAACCATCTCATTAAGTTGCTCTTTAGTTGTAATAATATTCAAATGTTATCCCCAATATAAAGCTAAAAGGCCAGATGCAGGGGATGGTAGCACCTGACCTTTTAGCGTTCTAGTTGTTTGGTTAGAATGCAGGATTAAGCGAAGCTGCTACGGCCTCTAATTCTTCCCAAGTTGGTTCTTTTAAGTCAGCGCTTGTAAACGGCTGAATGTCAACGATTGACTTTTCAATAGCCTCAATGTCTGTCATGCCCCAATCTTCTACGAGGTCACGAGACTTAACTGCGTTCAAGTGATACATAGTTGTCTGCATCTTTCCTGAACGTGAGATAGCCCAGTAGTTCTTAGTTAGTGGGCCTTGAGGTGAAAACTCTGCTGCGTGTAGCGCATCGTACAACCGAGGGGACGCAATAAGGCGCTCACGACGTGGGCCACCTACTGCACTCAAATTGATAATGCTAAATGCGCGCTTAAGCTCTGGCTTACTGCCAAGCTTTACACATAGTGGGTCGTTTGCACCCAATGAAATGTAAGAGCGTTGACCGCTTGTCTTTTGTGACAAGAAATGTTGACGATAAACGGCAAATGGTCCGTTAGGGTCAATGAATTTAATGATTTGAGGAGCATCGCCAAACTTAAAATCAGTTGGGTACATTCCTGTTGTTGTTTTATTAGCGGCTTCCCAACCTGATGCTACTGCAGAACTTGTGGTCTGCACTGGGCGCGCTGTGATTGGAGCTTCTGTCATAGCAAATTCATCTTGCTCTGGCAGGTATTCGTCTGTTCTATTTACCGACATATTTGTATCATCCTTTATATATTGTTGTTATTGTTTGGTTTCATCTGCACGGATTTGCGTCCATGCCTCGGCTATGTCATTGCTGACCTTTCGATGTAGGGACCATTCTATACGCTTTACTTCAAGAAGTCCAGCGGCTTTTAGTATCTCTACAACTCTTTCTACCATTGTGCGCGAGTATAACCTGCGCCCTTGGTGGTCCTTACCGTTGACATCCTTTGTTGCAGGAAGTCTATAAGGTGCAACTGGTAGGTAGCCCTCTTTAATCCATGCACGTATGGTTATTACAGGCCTACCTAACGCGGCTGCTAGTGCGCCAATAGTAAACATTTCAAGGTCTCTGCCGTTGGGTAATGCTTTCTTTATAGGCTTTGCATCCCAATTAAGGTCAGGCTCTACCTCGGGCTTCTTAGCCACTACTGGCTTACGTTTACGCTTACTACCTGGGTAGTATTGGTCAACGTCACTAAACATTGAATCTATTAAATCTTCTGTCATTTTACCAAAAAAGCATAAATAACTTTAGCAGGGAACATGGCATCAATATCTTCTTCTGTAAGAAGACCTTCATAAAAAGAAGACATAATTGCAGACTCATCTAATACAGGAACCATTTTAAGACATTTATCTTTAATACCTTTAGCGGTAAGTATGTCCTCTGCGATATTCATATCTAAAGTTTTAGATACTTTGCGTTGTTTTGTAAGAGTAACTTCACCTTTAATTTTGTCTTCAACTATTAGTTTTTTATGGCCTCTATCGTCTGGCTCTTCTTGTTCGACTGCAGCAAGAAGTTGTTCTTTTAGTTGTTCGGTGCGATTAGTAAGTAAAGCAGCCTCATCTTTAAGGCTTAGGTATTGACGTACTGTAGATGCGATATCCATATATTCTCCCCTGGTATAAAGCAGAATCTAGTACCGCTCTATTCCTTTGTCAAATACTCCTCTAGAGCTTTAATAATGACGCTGGTAATACTGACACCCTCTAGGGCAGCTTTTTTCTGAGCGGCCTTCCATAGGTCGTCAGAGACGCGTATGGTGCGCGTAGGGGTCTTAGGTGCGTTAGGCATCCTATAATTTTATATGATAGCCGCACTCAAAAACTGCTTAAGACTGCCTACATTCATGTTAATTCCACCGTTTTCATCAATACCCTCACCGTCAATGACTGCGCTTGCTAAAGCATTCTTTTGTTGAAGCGCTTCCCACTGTCTCTGCTCAATGCTACCGTTTACAAGGATGTCAGTTATTACAATAGAAGGCCATGTAGAAGAGGCACGTTTTATTCTTCCATTTCTTTGAACAGCGGTGCCTGAACTCCAAGGTAGGTCATAGTTGACCAGTAGGTTAGCTGCTGGTAAGTCCACACCATAGCCCCCAGCATCAGAGCTGATAAGAACCCTAACAGAAACATCAGTATTGAATGCAATTTTGTTCTCCTCTTTAGTTTTAGCATTTAGTTTACCTGAATACAAACGGCATTGCTCTGGCCCTAAAGCTTCAGCAATCTTGTCTAGCATATCTACATAGGTAGCAAATATAACTACTTTATTAGCTTCATCTTGCTCTAGAAAGTCTTTTATATATTGTATTAAATAGTCAAGTTTAGGCGAAGAAGTTACTCCTTCTAAAGCCCCACTATCTACTAACTCAGATATATAAGCTGAACCTAAGCCGTTCATTTGATTAAACTTTTGAGCACTGGTTATCAAAAGGTCTGGGTGTGAACAGAGCATTTTAAGCGCGCCAATCTTAGACATTATCTTGCCACGCATCTCATCCTCTGGGCCGCCTTTAGATCCCTCTTGCCCATAATGTGTAAGTATATTAAAAGTAGAACCAAATAAACTTTGAGCTTCATCTAAGTCCTCTATAAGATCCAAAGCAATACGGCTGTAGAGTTTAGAAGTCTTTCTATCTAATGTGATTTTAATGGGGTCTTGGTGAATAGTATCTGGAAGATAAGGAGCAACATCTGGATCTTTTTGAGCTTTACGGACTGACGCTTCTTTCATTTTAACATGAAGAGTAGACAAGTTTCGGTAGTGTTGCACCCCGCCCCAGTTGTTACGAACAATAAAAGCAGAATCAAAAATGTCAAAACGACCTAATACAGTTGGATCTACAAATTGCATAATAGAGTAAAGCTCTTCTGGTTTACCATTTTCAATGGGTGTACCTGTGAGAGCAAAACGATAAGGGGTGTAGATTAAACGCTTAACTGTTTTAGAACGTTTAGAACGAAAAGACTTAATAGCTGTAGCTTCGTCTAATACGACAAATCCTCTTGGGAGGTTTTTGATGTGCTCCCAGTCGTTAACAACTTGCTCATAATTAAGTATGATGTAGTCGACCCCTGAATTTCGCCAATCTTTTGCAAGTTCATACTGCTCTGTTCTTTTCTTTGGCGTTCCATCAATAACCAAAGCGTTTGAAGTACCATCTGTGAATTTCTCAATCTGATTAGCCCATTGATATTTCAATGAAGATAGACAAATTATAAGCCCTGGTTCTGTTATTTTGTTCTCATCCATTAACTGCTCTAATGCGGCTATAGTAATAACGGTTTTCCCTAAACCAAGGTCATAGGCAACAAGCATACTAGCGCGCTCGCACATTTTAGCTACTGCCTCAGGTTGATAAGGGAGAAGGGTTCCCGTAAAGGTCATACAAGCAAACCCGCCATGCGAGCTCTAACAAGAGCAGATAAATCATCAAGAGTCCCGTTGTTTACAAAGATTTGATCTACTTTGTAATCATCCATTTCAGTTTCAGATATGTGGGCGTTCACGGCGTCTACTCCAAACCGTTTAATACGCCAAATTTGCCCACCGTTTTCTTTTATAATGTTAGCTTCATTTAAAAACCTAACGTCAGTTACTACAATGTTGGAGTGTGCGGAAGCTATAGAACCCATAGCTTGATAAACCCAAAAGTCATCTCCAAATACTTTACGAGCCCCAACGCCTGTATTTTGAAGCATCTCTCGTACTTTTTTATGTTGTTTAGCGTTTTCCCAACCTACTTCATCAACAAGGCATTTTAAATAATCAGGTCCAGATTCATACAAGAACTCACGAATCTTGTCAGCAAAAGCCACTCGTGTAAATCCATATTGATCTACAAGAATATTAGCTACGGTGTCTTTACCTGATTGTGCATATCCCGATAATCCAATAATCATACGACCGCCTTTAGTCCTTGTGCAATGTGTTTAGCGTTATCTAGCCCGTACTGTATCTCGTCAAGGCTCATTCCGCCAATATCTTTAATATCTAAATGATTATAGTTAAAAAACCATGCTTCTTTTTCCATCTCTTTACATAAATTGTATAATTTAAGAGTAGAGGTTTTACCAGCCTCGTCGTTGTCCATAGCAAATACGACCCTAGCGCCGCCACGTATTAAATTAAATTGGGCGCTAGATACCAATGCACCATAAGTAGCAACCCCACCTGTGATACCTAAAGAAGCTAACCGCACTACATCTAAAGGTGACTCTACAACAATCATGTCCCCTGACTTATACTGGTCGTACCCAAATAAAGCTTGGCTTTTTTGAATGCCAGTTGGGTAGTTTCTAAAATACCTACGGTCATGGCCCTTCTCCTGCCACCCTAGTAACTTATTAGTAACCACCTCGCGAATAGGAATAATCCAATTCATATGCCTAGCGTCCCATAATAAATTAAACTGTTTAGCCGCGGTAAGCGTTAACCCTCTACCTTTTAAAACAGTTAATGGCGGTTCTGTAAAAGCGCTAAGCATAGATTCAGTTATATGAGTCTGCTCTTGGATATTAGGAACTTCTTTAGTTAATCTGCGCACACGTAGGGATAAACCACCGCCACTATTTAACCAAGTGTTAGCGTCTACATCTCCGTGTATATAGTTAACAAGAGTGTAGACGTTGCCCTTCCATTGACAAGAAAAACATATAAAAGCCCCGCTATCGGCATTTATATAAAATGATGGATTACGGTCTTCATGGCCTGTTCTATCTTTATGCGCTGGGCATGCGGCTTGAATCTCGTCACCGCGTTCGGAGTAATACTCGATACCTAAACGAGTTAAAGTATCTTTCATCTCATCTACGGTCATAGGTCACTTTCATCAATCTCGCGAAACAAGCCAGTGTCCCAATCCCACATAAGAGGCACCTCGTGAAAGCCTCCGTTACGGTTCGCAATAACTTTGAGAGTACGAGTATCGTCAACCGTCTCATCCTCACGCTGTAGACCAAAAATAACGTCAGCATCTTGATGGAATGAAGAAGAGTAACCAATAGCGTCTGCGGTAACTTGACCCTTACGCATCTTCCA